CTACATAGCGCTGCACCCAAATATCCGACTGTCCCCTCGCTAAACGTTCGTAGTACTCTTTTCCTCCGGGTAGGTTCTCGACGTTTTCGGCGTTTTTCTCACGTCCTCCGGGCTGCTTCCAAAGATCCCAATCGCTGGGTAAATTAGGCTCTAAAAGCTCCCACCACGGTCCTCCTTCGTTGGGGAAGTTGCCGTCCATTATCAGCCCGAACCACGACGGTCCCCCCTGCGCTGCAGAGGGATAGCGCCCTAGGCGTCCGCATACGGACGGAATAATTGCGCTGTCAATTTCAGGAAACTCATTGATCCACACTCCCGTCAGCTGCATGGATAACAACCTTCTTATGTCCTGCTCGTCGTCCAGCGGGATCAGATGTATCTCACTCTCTACATCGTTATAAGCTATTGGTAATCGGTCCGATCCAAGTGAAGAACTCTTTAAGTATAGTCTGCTTGATCTGGGATAACGTCTGACGTACTACGGCGAACCTAGTGCGTCGTACGCCGTCTGGACCGGGCTTCTGCTCGGTCATCCTACGGACGATCTCCATAAGACAGCCCGTGCTCTTGCCGCTACCTACGGGTCCCAGTATTACCCGCACAAAAGCTTCGCTCTGCATGAACCCCGCAATTGTAGGCGGGGCGGTATACGACATCATGCTAGTCATTGGCTTTGTGCTCTATTGTATTTGTTTTGCTAACAATAAGCTCACGTTTATTACCGTCGCCTATGTTAATAACAAGTGAGAACTTCTCTGCACTTTCGCCAGTTGTTATTCTATCCAGCCCCAGCCCTGCTATACGGGCAATCATCTTGGCTAATTCTACCTTAGCCGGAAGTGTTTCCTGCTGGTCGTGCAGGCGCATATTACTTTCAGGTAGCCAATTCTCTATTATGGCACCCGCCTTGAGCTTGGTGCGCTCGGTGGTATTTGTTGCTGTCTGCCAAGCAAGTATTTCCTGTTCTAGTACTTGGGCAAATCTTGGGTTTTCTTTAATATCGTACCATTCTTCTGGGGTTAATCTGTAAAGCCTCAGTATATCGTCAATAGAGAGATGGTCTATGGCGATCTCGCGTGCGAGCTGTATTAGCATTATGTCGCGCATAGGCTCTTTTACTTCTAATGTATCCGCCATGTTATTTTCCCGTTACTATATGGTTACTTGCTAAGTGTCTGCAACGTATAGTATTCCTTGTCAATGGTAAATACTTTGCCACAGCGTGGGGTACTGCGGGTTGTGCCCGGTGCTCAGCTGGAAGCTCAGCTTCAGGCTGAAGCCGCCGCCAAGATACAATTAGAAAATCCTCCCCAGCCGGATATGAGCGCGTTGGCCGCCTACGTAAGGGGCCAATTCGAGATGTTCCAGCGGCATAGAAACGATGCCGCTTCTGGTTGGACCGAGAGAATGCTCTCGGCGTTGCGCACATTTAATGGGGTGTATGATAGTACCAAGATAGCCGAAATACGAAAGTTCGGCGGATCTATGGTGTATGCCCGAATTGTCGCAATGAAATGTAGAGGAGCTAACTCGCTCCTAAGAGATGTTTATCTGGCACCAGACAGGCCGTGGGCTATTGAAGCGCCCGCCGACCCGGACTTACCCGCAGAGGTAATCCAGTCCATCCAGACGCTGGTGCAGACCGAGCTGATGAGCTATCAGCAGCTTGCTCAGCAACAGAGTTTATCCCAGCCAGACGCTCCCCCGCCTGAGCCTCCTAATCCTGCGATGATCCGTGATCGGGTTAATCAGTTGATGGAGGCAGCGCGGAACGCCGAGAAGAAAAATGCACGTAAGCGAGCTGCGCTGGCACAGGACAAGATCGAGGAAATCTTGGAGTCAGGTGGCTTTTACAAAGCCATGGCAGAAGTGCTCATGGACCTGCCACTTTTCCCCTTTGCCTGTCTTAAGGGTCCCGTGGTTCGTATCGTCCCAGACGTTACGTGGGAGCCCGATGCACAAGGTAATGTCAGCCCCACTGTTTCTGAAAAACCAAGAATGTTCTGGGAGCGTGTTTCACCCTTTGATATTTGGTTTACCCCCGGTGTCGCTGACATAGAAAGCGCGTCAGTAATAGAGCGTACTTCTCTTACTCGTGCAGATTTGAACGATCTTTTAGATTTACCGGGGTACGACACTGAAGCAATTAGAAACGTACTGACCGAGCACGGACAGGGTGGGTTACCGGGCGATTGGGACACTGCAGACAGCGAACGCGCCGTCTATGAGAAGCGCGAGAACCCGCAGAGTAACTTCTCCGGGATGATACATTGTATAACTTTTCATGGGAATGTGCAGGGGCAGATGCTTCTGGATCAGGGTATGCCCCCTGACCAGATATCCGACCCAGTACGCGACTACATGGTGCAGCTATGGTTGATTGGAAGACATATTATAAAATTACAGATGACACCCTCCCCACGGAAGCGGCATCCTTATTTCATAACCAGTTTCGAGAAGGTACCGGGGACGCCCGTAGGGAATGGCCTCCCGGACTTGCTTGCCGATATACAGGAAGTTTGCAATGCAGTCCTGAGGTCGTTAGTCAACAACCTCTCTATCGCGTCTGGCCCCCAAGTCGATGTGAACATTGATCGCTTAGCGCCGGGAGAAAACCCCGATGACATGTTCCCGTGGAAGCGCTGGCACACCACTACCGACCCAATGGGGAATAATTCCCAGCCCGCTATTAGATTCTTCCAGCCCAACAGCGTGGCTCAAGAGCTACTTACCGTCTACAAAGAACTTAACATCATTGCTGACGACATCAGCGCTATCCCAAAATACATGTCAGGCTCCGGTACTTCAGGTGGTGCTGGAAGGACAGCATCAGGACTGGCAATGCTCATGGGTAACGCCAGCAAGATACTGCAGACCGTCGCAGCTAATATCGACAGAGACATTATGTTCGGAGCCCTACAGCAGCTTTTTGACATGATAATGCTCACCGATCAGTCGGGGGTGTTCCGTGGGGACGAGAACATTCGCGTTATGGGTGTCAACGTTGCTATGCAGCGTGAAACTCAACGTGCGCGCCAGCTTGAGTTCCTTTCTATTACGGCAAATCCGCTTGACGCCCAGATCATCGGAACACAAGGACGCGCCAAGGTCCTACGCACTGTCTCTAACACCATTGGGATGGATGGCGATACTATTGTACCGCCTGACGATGAATTACAGAAAATTCAAGCTCAGCAAGACGCTCTGATGCAGCAGCAAGCGGCAGAAGCTCAGGGGAGCAAACCCGGTGCTACCTCGACTGGAGACAGTGGCCCTCGTACTAACATTAGTCGTGGTGCTGGTCCTGTTGGTGGTGGTGCTGGATAACTTGTAGTTCGCTGTATGTCCCAGTGATTAATAGTGTGGATAACTATGGGGATAAGTCCCCTTACCCGTGGAGGTAATGATGGCAGAGATGAAAACCTACAAAAGTAAAGTGAAGTCCAGTGGGCCTCTTCCTGCAGATGCACGGGCTAAGGGCGGGTCTGGGCATATGGTAGGTAAGACTGGTGCGGGGACGCCTAAGGTTGCTGGCACTTCCGGTGCGGCGCATGGTCCAGCTAGTCGTGGGTTTGCCCACGGTGGTTCTGGTCACATGGTGGGTAAGCAGAAATCCAAGCCGGTCTACCCCTGCTAATGCTTGTTGATGAAGATTTAATTTTGGCAGCTGCCGACCTTGCTAGAGCTTCTCCTGAAAATTGGAGAAAATTTCTTGAGGGGTTGGGTGTGCGGTCTGAACACATGCGTAATCTTTTAGTCAACTCCCCCGTTGGTACCCTTCAGGAACATCAGGGACATGCGCGCGAACTCGCCCATCTCCTGAAGATGTTCCAGAGCTGTACACAGTTGGCGGACAAGCTGAAAGGGAAGTAATATGGTTGCTAAAGTGTTTAGTAGTAACGTCATTCCGCCTAATGACCCGGATGTAAGAATACCCGCAGGGGTAAAAGCCTCTGCAGCGAAGGCAGATGCGGCCTTCAGAGCTGCTTATCCAGACCAAGTTCCTGCAGATGCTAATCCTCCCGAGCCAGCTGCAGGAGAGCCTGCAGGAGCTGCTAGTCCTGACCAACCCCCAATCCCGGTTCAAGACCAAGTAGCTCCTGCTCCTTCGGAAGCTCCCGGTTCTTCACAAGACCATATAAATTGGGAGCATCGATTTAATTCGATGAAAGGGCGACACGACAAAGCCCAAGATAGCATCAAGCAGATGGCTGAGCAGATTAATAACCTGCAAAACGTGCTTGCTACCGTTAATTCTGCCCCGGCACCTGCCAGAAATTCCGAGTTGCAGTTTAATAATTTACTCTCGCCCGAAGAAGTAAGTGAATACGGCGAAGAGTTTCTTGGGGTGGTTGGTAAAAAAGCGCAGGAAGCTACAACCCCATTAGTTCATGAGCTTAGGCAAGAGATAGATGCGCTTAAGCAGCAAGTTGGTCGCGTTGGTGGTTCTATAGCGCAAAACGCAAGAGAAACTATGTTTGCGCAACTTGACGGTACTAATATGCCGTGGAGGGAGATAAACAAGGACCCAAGATTTTTACAGTGGCTGGCCTTGCCAGACACTTATTCTGGTGTTATACGTCACAATCTGCTGAAAGCTGCGTGGGAGCGGAACGATACCCCTCGTGCAGCAGCTTTCTTCCAAGGCTTCCTCGCTGAAGAGGCTGCCATTGATCCCTCAAGGGG